TTAGCAGGGTTGATAAGACAGCATAGAGCGTTAACTAAACTATCCTCTACTTATCTGGAGCCTTATACCGAAAAGCCGGTGTTACACACTAACTTTTGTAATTGGGGAACTTTAACAGGGAGGCTATCTTCACGACAGCCTAACTTACAAAACATTCCCCGAAATCATTTTAATCTTAGGGATAGAGAACTTTCATCTGAAGAGCTAGAAGTAATTCAAGGGCGTATAGAAGCCACGGCTAATTTAGAAGACGGGGTTCATTTAGATAATGATGTTTTAAATACATGGGGGTTTATGGGAGATGAATCTTATGATGAGTCCGATGACCGACAAGTATCTATTAGAAGATTATTTTTACCCAGAGAAGGTTATCAGTTAGTGAGCTTTGACTATTCCCAAATGGAGGTTAGAGTCTTTTTAAGCTACTTGCAGAACGATAGTATGCAAGCCCTTTTAAATAGGACCGATGTAGATTTTCATGGGGAAGCCGCAAAGATAGCATTTGACATAGATGAAGATGACCCACAATTTAAGTACTATAGACAAATGGCTAAAGGCATTACTTTTGGAATCATCTATGGGATTGGTAATCAACGGCTTGCTCAACAGCTACAAACCACCAAGCAAGAAGCTGGGAAGTATAAGAAAAAGTACTTAGATAGCATTGAAGGTTCCAGAGAGTTCATTAGGGGCGTTATGAAGGCTGTAGAAAGCCGAGGCTGGATAAAGAACAAGTATGGTAGGGTTTATAAGATACCCTCTGGGATGAGCTATAAGGGAGTAAACTACTTAGTACAAGGTACTAGTGCCGATATCTTGAATGAAAGGCTTATTAAAGTAGATGAGTTTTTAAAGGGGAAGTTGAGTAAACCTTTACTTCAAGTTCATGATGAGATTATTTGCGAAGTACATGAATCTGAAATGGATGAGGTTGTCCCAGAAATTATTAATATAATGCAAACGAATAGTTTAGGGATTCCTTTATTTGTGGATAAGGAAGTATGTACCCCGTCGTGGGCCACTAAGATGGACTATGAGGATTACGTGACATCTTATGTAGATAATGATAAACTTAAAAAAATTACAAAAACGGAGGGCATTATGCCAAAGATTACATCACACCTTGGGGTCACTATGAATGTGGGCAAAGACGGCTCTAATCAATATGCTCGATTAGACATTACAATTAGTGATATAGATACTGAAATTCCATTAGAGCCACAACTTGAGGATAGCAACAAAATAATTGATGCAGTATATCAAGCTACCAAAGAAAAACTATCCGCACAAATTAGGGATTTACGTAATAGAAACTCGGATAAGGACTAAGGTAGCTATATGAAAGACAATGCAGAAGAAGTTATACAACAACTTCTCGCTAAAAAAGATTTAAACTTATTTAGGGGGAGTAGTGATGCTTTTGCTTATGCCCGTATCCCCTTTGGGATTCCATCATTAGATACCCTTACTGGAGGCGGTATACCCAAAAAGCGAATGACGCTCCTCTACGGGCCTACAAACGTAGGTAAGAGCTATCTAGCGAGCCAGATATGCGCTAATGCACAGCAACAAGGCGGTACGGCTGGGTGGGTAGATACTGAATTGTCATGGGACTCGGCTTGGGTAGCTAAATGCGGAGTAGATGCAGAAAAGATTCTTGTTGCACAACCTTCTAATGGAGAAGACGCATTAGAGACTGTTCGAGAGATGATGAAGGCAGGGGTTGATGTCATTGTTTTAGATAGCATTGCAGGGCTTGTGCCTACTACAGTTGCTGAAGAGGAGTTTTCCTACAATCCAATGGCATGGCAGGCGAGGTTCATTAACTCAGCCTTACCAAAACTTCTTCCTAACCTAAAACACGGTTCTGCGTTAGTGGCAATCAATCAGGTTCGCTCAAGTTTGGGGCCGGTTGCTATAGACAATATGCCGGGTGGCTTGGCACAAACCTTCTTTTCGCACTTTCTCTTACAAGTTAGGCGTAGCGGATGGATTGAAGAGAACAAGCAAAGGGTTGGGTTTGATATGGAAGTCCGTTTACGCAAGAGTAAAGTGGGTGGCGAGAACTGGAGGTCAGCTGTTGTGCCATTTAGGGTTGATGGCGGAATTGACATCCTAGAAAGTTTTATTAGAGAAGCCATAGATATGGGTTTAATCACCAGAGCTGGGGCATGGTATACATATAAAACCGATAAAGCTATGGGGTTAAATGGTTTAAAACAATTCTTTATTGATAACCCAACTAAAATTGATGAGCTTAAAAGCGAAGTTATATGAACATAAAACCTACTGACTTTACCCATCAGGAGAATATTATTGCAGATTGCTTATCTGACATGGGTATGAGATTTGAACAGCAGAAACAAGTCGGTACTTACACAGTTGATTTTTGGATAGCTGATTTAAAATTCGTAATTGAGGCTGATGGGGTTTATGGGCATTTAAAAAAACGAGATATGAGACGGGATATGGATTTAATGGGGGACCCGTCCATAGAGTATATTTTCCATATTCGAGCGAATACTAAAGCGAAAATACAGGAGGAATTATGGCGAGCCTTAGCGAGTTGTTAGGAGACAGTATAGATGGTGTACAAGATAAATGGCTCCTAAAGAGTATAGACAGTAGTTTAAAGGAAGCACAGCGACCTCCTAGACAGGGAGTATTTTATCCTTCTGCATTAGGGAGTATTTGTGATAGGTATTTATATAATTGTTATCATGGGCTTGTTAAAGAAGAAGATATAAGTGCCGTCTCAAGACGTATTTTTGATTGTGGTGACTACTTAGGGTATAGGTATGAGAAGTACTTTGAGAAAATGGAAGTATTATTAGAAACAGAATCGGTTATTAAAGCTGATGACCCTCCGATTTCAGGAAGGTTAGACTTTTTAATTAGTCATCCAGAGCATGAAAAATTATTGATTGAATTAAAATCCATTAACCAAAGGGGATTTACTGCTCTTAAAGAACCTAAACCTGAACACATAGTACAAATTCAAATTTATTTAAACCTTACTGGATATCAACATGGTGTGGTACTATATGAATGTAAGAACGACCAAAAGATTAAAGCGTTTGAAATTAAAAAAGACCCAAGGCATTGGAAAGAGATTCATGATAGGTGTACTAGAATTATGAATATGCCCACACAACCAGAAAAATGTACTGGGTACAGATACTGTGCCTGTAAGCGAGAGGATTAAATATGGAAGATATCCAACGATGGTCACCATTAACAGCGTTAGCAAATGCCGAGGCTTTTATAACTGAGCTATCCATTCCAGCAATAGGTAAAGAAGTCACAAAAAATTATAGTGTTGATTTTACGAATCTTATGAACGCTACGAATCAACAATTAGAAGAGTTTTTAACTATGTTTGGGGGATATAAAGCGTATTTAGAAAATCAATTAGCCGATGTTACGGCAACTAAGACAGCACTAGAAGCGGCCTTTAATGAAAGATATTCTACCGTTATTTATAAATTAGCATATGCGCGGGAAGAAGAGGGTAAAAAGAAACTTACTAGAGAAGAAGTTAGGGGAGCGGCATTTGAACACTATCCCAATTTAACAGAGTTACGGAAAGAAATTATTGGACAAGAAGCTATTCATATAAAGGTATCTGGATTGCTTAATGCCTATAAGTCTGCTTATGATGCAGTTTCCAGAGTTGTGACCTTACGTAATATGGGTAGAGATAATACAAAAACATGGGGGTAAAGTATGGCAGATAAATCAAATAAATATCGTATATGGGTCGAGCATAGATTAGTTCATGCTATTGAAGTTATAGCTGATTCCGCTGAAGAGGCTCAGGATAAAGTGTATGAACAGCAGATAAAAGGAACTTATTGTTCTAAACATAAAAATACAGAGAAAACAACGTGTCAGAAAATAGTTGAACTTCTGGAAACAGAAATTAAAAAAGATAGAACATGGATAGCATATGGATAAGCGCTTTAAAACGATAGATGAACATGAGATATTAGATACATCTACTAAAGCAGAGATTATATTAAGAGGAATGCGTTATGCTATCTTGTATCAAGATATAGATACACTACGTAAATGTGTAGTGGATTTACGTAATTGCGTATTAGACATGAATGAAATAGTAGAGGAAGAGTTTGGTAGAGAATGAAGGTAATTGGCAAATTTTTAAAGACCTCCCAGAAGTTTTATATATGGGGATTGACTGCTCATCTAAAGCAGTACATGCGGTGTTAGTAGACGCATCTGAAACAGTTATAGCTCAAGGAAAATGGGCAAGTTCTGAAAAAGATTTCCCCCTAAGAAGTTTACAAATTGCTCGTAAATTTACGAAAGATTTGAGTAAAATAAAAGTAAGGCTAGAAGCTGCTGTTGAGGCAGCTATATTTATCCAAAACCCAAGGTCTACGATGGAAATAGCTGGGGTGGTTCACGGAGTGAGAATCTTATGTGACCAACAGAATATTGAGTGTATTCCAGTAGATAATAGGCATTGGAAAAAATATGTTTTAGGCAAAGGCAATGCTAATAAACAAGGCATTAAAGAGTTTACAACCGCAAAGTGGGGGGATGTATTCTCTGAACAAGATTGGTGTGACGCTGCTTGTATAGCATTATGG